TGGCCGACGCTTCGGTGTTCGATGCGACATTGACAACCACTCGCTGGATGTACGCGCCAACCGATCCGAAGGCGGTCGTGGACGTAGCGGCCACGGCGACGTAGTTATACCGAGTGGGGGAAAGGGTGCTCATATCCGCGCTCTCCTCGACGTCTGTCGATCGTGGACTGCCCACATATCGTTCAGCGTCACCGTGTTCTGTGGCCCAACCATAAGCGGTTTTTGCTCCAATGTTGGGGACTTGTCAGCAACCTCGCTCCATGATACCGCAAGCATTCGGAATGCGTCACTAGGGTGTGATGTCCAATCGTGCCGCGGTGAAACCCGGTAACTGCGCTTGTCCTCGTCGTACTCGCGTTGGTACTGGCACAACGCCTCGATGCCGTCACGGCATTTCTCTGCGTCAAACCACACTCGAGGCAGCGTCATGCGTACTGCCTGGATGCCGTTTTGTAGGCCAATGTCCGGCACCACAGCGAGTTTGCCGGCGCCGAGATAGACCGCGAGCTGTTCGATGATGCTGCGGCCCGTCTGTAGGCTCTTGGCCCTGGCGTCATGCGGCAGGTAATGCTTGGCGTATTTGTACGGCTTGCTTTCGACCGCCTCGGCGATGTCGTGGATGTCAGCGCCCGACACGGCGTAGAAGTCGATGCAGCGAATCTCACCGCGCGTGACCTGGTAGAACCATATCGCGGTGTCGTCCCGATACCCGAGATCCCAACTTGTATATACGGGCAGCTCGGGATCGTATGGCACCCGCGTGATGCGACCTTGATCCTCTGCCTGACGCATTTCTGAACCGTAAAAAGCACCGAGGAGGGCAGCCGAGAAGCTGGTTTCATACTCCTGCTGGTATTGATCCTCGGTCAATTGCGCTTGAGCGGCGGCTAGCTCGGACGCCGGGAGAATCCCGCTGGTTGAGGCGGGCAAGCGCAGCAGGAACCACTCGCTAGGGTTTCGAGTGGCTAGTTCGTAGATGTCATAAAACTGGTTGCGTCCCTTTGGAGTACCGCCAAACACGCACCATCCGTTTTTATCACTCAAGGCGGGGCGAATGACGTTACCCCAGACGCTCGGTTTCCAGTCTCCATATTCATCGGCGTATACCCCCGAATAGCCCATTCCGCGCATCGCATCTGCGTTGTCAGCTCCAAACAAGCGAATCTGGCTACCGTTGATGAGCGTGATAGTCAGTTCCTGCTCGTTGACCGATTGGATGATCGGGTGTGCGCCATCCTTGAAGTATTGCCATGCCACGGCCTTGGCCTGGGATCGGTACGGTGCGACGTAGGCGAATAGGCCATAAGGCCCCTGGTACATCGCAGCAGCGCGGATCATGTCGTTGACGGCGGCGACGGTCTTGCCTGCGCGGCGGTGCGCGACAAGGCAGGCCCAGCGTTTCGTGCGTTCATGGAACGGCATGAACGCCTTGCGCGGGCGATAGGGCAAAATTATTCGGGAGCCATCCATCCGATCTGTACCTTAACCGGGCCGTTATCCTGGCCGGTGATCTCTTGCCGTGCCAGCTTCGGAACGTGGTACTCGAGCAGGGTGCTGAAGCAGTCAAAGGCAGCCTGTGGCCCCTTCTCCTCCGCGATCTGATCTAGCCACCCTTGGAGACGGTCTGCGTTTCCGTCTACGAACCGCGCAATGGCTTCTCTGGCGGCCTGGGTGGACTTATTAGGCAATCCTTTCGGTCTACCCGGCCCAGGTTTTCTACCCTTTTTAAAAGTTCCGTCGTTCATCGTCGTAGTGCCTTCGCTAATTTGACTCTTGTGGGTTCAAACACGGTGGCAACTCGAGCCTCGGGGCTGTAGTAGCCGGCATATCCGTAGGCTCGCATGAGGCGCTCAAAGTCGTTTGCGCGTTGGGTAGCGTCAATGGCGCCAGGGTTCATCTGTGCCATCGGTGAGGTGGTGTTCACGACGTCAGCCAAGATGCCGAGCTTGGCCGGGTCGCGTCTCATGTTGTAGAGGTTTTCGCCCTGGGCTGTGTAGACGTTAGGGCCAAGTCCTGCTTCTGGGCGTACTGCGTTTGGCTTGCCGGTGTAGAAATAGGTGCGATCGCGTATGTCAGGCGCGCCGCGGAGGCGGGCGGCTTCTTCGCCCTTGATGCCGGTGCCATAACGGCTGGGATCGGTCTGCGTAAGGTTTGGGCTTTTGCTGTAGTGCGTCAGCGCCAGGCTCTGTGCGGTGCCAGGATCTGGGAGGATCAATCCTTCAAAGCCCGCGATCGGTGCGCCCATATAGTCAATCTGGATCATTTCCGCCGGCAACACGACTGACTTCTGCGGAGCGTATTGAAAGTTATTGAACAGCTTTTGACGGTTTGCCCTCAAACGATTAAGAGTTTTTTCGTCGTAGCCGTACTGTTGGGCCGCAGCAATCTCTGCGTCAGCTTCCAAAATAGAGTTTTTCAATTCCGCGTTGAGCGGTGAGTAATTAACTAGGCTGTTCTGGCCTCGGGTTTCGCTCGACATGGCGATGCGGGCAAGCGGGCTGAACATCTGGCTATGGGCGGCCCAGGCGGTTTCTTCGCCCATCGGGCCGAACTGGTTGCGGTGTACCGCGTGGCCGAAATAATCGTGTACCGCGCGAAACATCTCGTTGTACGAGAGGCCGGTGTCAGGGTCGGTCGAGCCAAGGAAGTCGTGCGGCTCACCGCCCTGATAAACGAACATATGCCCGCGTTTGTCGATGTCCTCAAACATCGCTTTGCTGGACTTGTAGTTGCCTTCGCCGCCGCGGTAATACGACATGGCGATCGGGAGCGAGTCGAACTGCGACTTTACTTCCTTGGCGAGTTGCAAATATGACTTCTCGAGCAGGTCGTCGTAGCTCTTGACCTTGGCCTTTTGCAGTACGTCCGGCATCACCCGGTCATACGACTTCAGCGTTGCGGCTTTGTATTGAGGCGTTTCTTTCGTGGCTTCGAGGAATATGCGCCCGATCGGCGCTTGTTTCTGCAAGCTGCTCGGCGGGTTCTTCGGCAGCTTGTACGGAGTGCCAAACTCTTTTTCGGTGTATTGGCTGGCAACCTGTGCCGGTGTTAAACGTCGTCCAGAAACGACCGATGGCGCATTATCTGCCGCCACCGCCAGGCTTTGTCTTCCTCGGACATTTCCACCTTGGGGCGTCCGTTGCGGAGCTTTTCCAGCTCCGACATCAATTGCCGGTGTTCCGCCAGCGCCTGTTTGGCGGATTCGGAGGAATGGCCCTTCTTGTCGTCTTTCATAACTTACCTTCGGTGTTTTGCGGGACGCGCCCATGCCCGCGATCGTGCCTTCAACCGGGGCCAATGCTGACCCGCCGATGCTGCCGCCTGTGATGTTGGCGGCGACGTTGAAGGCTTCCTCGGGGCTGACGCGACCGCCTTGTGCGGTGAAGCCTGGCGCCACCACGGCTTTTGCTGCGTCATACAGCACCTGCGGGGCGACTAGGCCGGTTTCGCGGCTATAATAGGGCAGGATGTTGCTACGCTCGATGTTTGGTTGCAGGCCCGTCAGGCGCTGCACCTCGCGCTCGAGGGTAGGCTGGGTGTCGGCCATCATGGCCTGCTCGCGGCGATCAGCAGCGAGGGCCAGCTCCATGCGTTGGCGATCGGTTAGCTGACCCGTAGCCGCGGCCATACGACGACGCTTTTCGTCCTCATACGCCAGGGCAGCTGCGAGTCGGCTCCGATCGACCGCCATTTATTTAAAACGCTCCAGCTTGTAAATCAACGTTGTAATCTCGGCAACGATTTCGTCCACAATGTTTTGCAGGTCAGTTTCCTGCGGCAAGTCGCCTCGAATACCCTTCACGAACGTCAACAGGCTATCGGCGTATTTTTTCGCGTCCGATTGAACCTTAAAGCCTTCGGGATAATCCGCCAGCGGGATAATTCCCCTGTGTCCCTGATAACTTTCCGCCCAACGGTCGGCAAGCCCCACAATATTTTCATAGTAGTGGCCCAGGGCTTTATGGCTCGCGTAGCTCGCCGTCTGCAAATGAAGGAAGTGCGTCGCGGTGGCTGAATGCAGCAAAACACCTACGAATTCGGCAGCGTCCTTGTGGCTCATTGCGGCGTTAACCTTAAATTGGGCAGGATAATTGCAGTCGTAGCATCTCCCAGCGCAAACCGCTCTGTCAACTGCCGCTCGGGCGGGTAAACCAGGATGCGATGTGTGAGATCAATTTGCATCGCATTCCAGACACCCTTCTCAATTCCCTCGAAGTCATCGAGGGTGATGATGGTGTTTGGCGTAAACAGGCGCTCGAGATGCGGCTTGTCGTCCGGCTGTAGTCGCCCGTCTAGGTGGAGCAGGTCAATCTTGCCGTCGAGCTTGGCGAACATTTCTGTGGAACTCCCGTGGTATTGAGTGATCTTGGTTGCGATCGGGAGTTTGAAATCGTGAGTCATATCGCAGGTATGCGTTTCCGCACCTAAACGCGACAACACAAAGGTTGATTTGCCGATATAGGTGCCAATTTCGGCTACCACTTTGGGACGGTAATAACGCACCACAGCCCAGAGTGCGATGAGCGAGGCGTGATTAGTGCTGCCGGTTTGGCGGGCAGGGTCGAGCTTTTCCAGCCCCTCAATGATGTGCCAGGGCAGATCTGGCAGGTCAGCGAAAAGGGTGTCCCATATCGCACGGGATAGACGCTTTCGGTTCACGTTTAGCATATATTCTCCTGATGTTTGTCTTTTTTCACGTTGGCGACGACATCGCCATGCCCACCGCGATGGTGTTTTCCATCCGGCGCCACAACCCTGACGCGACCATTATCCAGGTCACAGACGGCTATACGCCTGTCGTGCCTGGCGTCTCGAGGGCGTTTGTCACACAGGGCAATCGGCAATATCTGATGCAATGGCGCACCAATGCGTTCGCCGAGCTGGGCCTGGTTGAGCCGGCGTTCTACATGGACACCGACATGATCGTGCGTCACCCGCTTAACGTCGAGGCGATCCTTGAGGGTGCGGTTGCCATGACCCGGCGCGAATTCAACCGTGAGATGGTTTTTAACCCGCGGCAGCGCGGCCAGGACTTTAGCGAATACACCGGCAAGACCCTCGATGAGATTTATCCCTACGTCGGCTGCTGCACGATTACAGCTGATTGGGGCGTGTGGGCGGATCTGGCCGAGATGTATAACGTCCTGCCGGATAAGTTTCGCGTGTGGTACGGCGACCAGGAGGTGCTGCGGGAGTACGCTAAACGTGTCCCTGTGCAACACCTCCCAGAATCGTACTATGCCTGCCTGCCGGAGTTTCTCGAGCAACACCCTGACCCTGCCATTGTCCATTACAAAGGCGCCCGTAAGGCTTTAATGCTCAACGGAGCTGCTCCGGCTTAATCGCGGCCATATACCGCTCCATTAATTCGCGCACCGTAGCCTCGGGATCTCGAGCAACGTAAAACTCCCCGCGGGGTTCAAACACTTGCCGGAATCGCTCCTGGCTCGGGCGTAGCTTTCCTTTTTCGACCTTGATTTCGACCCAACACACCCACGGCACCCCGTCCGGCAGCAACCTGACGACGAGCCGATCGGGAACGCCGCCGTTTGAGGCGAAGTCTAGGACGTCGAACCCGGCTAGGGACAACGCCTGGCCAATGACTCCATCGTTCGCATCCCGCCTCGCCTTGTATCTCACTTCGTGCCTCGTTGATGCAGCGGCCTAACCAGATAATCCACCACGTTCTATTGCTCCGCTTTAACTCTGGCACGAAGTCTCTCCACAGCCTTTTCACCCCACAACTGGCGCACCAGGCCAATGACATCTCGATCCGACAGCACAGCAGCCGCGCCAACCTCACGGATCAGCTCGGCCACACGGTCTTTATCGACGTCAATGCCTCGAGCAAGTTGGGCGTCGTAGAAGCGTAAACGGTTTAGCGGAGATTGTTGTACGAGTTCATTCCACACCGCGGCATTACGG